ATTCCTCCACTTTGTCAATGTCTACATCAGCATCTACTTTATCATATAATTCAAGAAATGCTTGCTTTGTTTCATCATCAAATCTATTGGTGCATACCTTGATTGCTTTCAACTTATCATTAAAGATACTGTATGCTCTGATGATATGAACCAACCTTCTGGTTGATATGACCTCATCAATACCACCATCATAGAATGTTCTTCTGATGATGTCTGCCCAGTCCACAAGGTGCTTGATGTACTTGTCATCATGACATCCAACACTAGCAGAGTGTAATCTAAGAATCTTAGTCTCTATTGCTGGTGATGCATAGTCCTGCTCAAAGGTTACGCAAAATCTTTCAAGGAATGCTTCATTCAATACATTAGTACCAATGAATCTACCATCATCAGATCCCTTACCCTTAGTATTAGCAGTAGCAACAATATTGAAACCTGCTGCTGGTTGAACAAACTTACCAATCTTCTTAAGGAACAATCCTTTACCCTCTAGTACTGGTTGCAAACAAAGTATCTTGTTAGATGCAAGATCAACTTCATCTAGCAATAAAACTGCACCTCTTTCAAGTGCTTCTATAACAGGACCATTGTGCCATACAGTAGCACCATCAACCAATCTAAATCCACCAATAAGGTCATCCTCATCAGTTTCAATAGTGATGTTAACTCTGATCAATTCTCTACCTAGTTGAGCACATGCTTGCTCTACACCAAAGGTCTTACCATTACCTGAGAGACCAGTGATGAATGTAGGGTAGAACTGTTTGGACTTGATAATAGATTTTACATCATTGAATGGACCAAACTTAACAAAGGCATCATCTTGATCAGGAACTAAGTTTTGCTGCACTGCAGGTTCTACTGCAGGAGCACTAAATGATTTCTCAATAGTTTCTACTGCCTTGGTGGTAACTTCAAGATTCCACTTGCCTCTACCAACTTTATATTGTTCTATCTTCTTAGTGACAGTTTGATAAGCAATGTCATTTGCAGCACAGAATCCACGTACATCAGGAGCAGTGAACTCTTTACCATAGTTGCTTCTCAATCCATCAACAATTTGCTTTTCAGTCATTTTAATTTCAAACATAATGTAGTGGAGTGCCTTTCAATAAACATATTATAGAGTAAAAAAGGGGTCTTTAAACCCCCCATGTACCAGTTTGTTTATTGTCACGCGTCTGGGAAGATTTGAACTCCCGACCCTCTGATCCGTAGTCAGATGCTCTGTCCACTGAGCTACAAACGCATTTATATACCTTGATCTTTTTGTCGTTGAAAAAACTCTTTCATAGATGATTGTAACTGACCATCATTTTCCTGTGGATCTAACTTATCATATCCCATAATTTTTTTCCACTTACCATACATTGCTTGCATACGCCATGACTGAGCAAGACTCTTAGGTCCATTTTCTAACAACTCAAGTTCTCTTGAATCACTTGAATATGCTTTATACTCTTCTCTCCAATTTGAATCATCATAAGTTTTATTCATAGGTGTAAGTCTTCCCCTTAATACGAGTGTCATTTTCTCCAGTTCTGCCTGGTCGCATTTTACCAAGCTTAATATTTTTTTTAGGCAGTCCTCCCTTTCTGGTTCTCTTCAAAGTAGCATCTCCACCACCCTTAGTTTGAGTTATAACAGCATCTTGTCCATACTTCTTCCCTAGTGATTTAACTGCTTTCTTAAACTTTCTCTTACCCATCTTACCAGAAGTTACAACATGACTTCTTTCTTTTACTTTTGTTTCTTTACCAGTCTTATCATCTTTCTCTGTGTATCTGCCAGTTACCTTAGTTGCACCTTTACCAAACTTACCACGTATATCCTTGTCTAATTTTTTAGCTCTTGATTTATTTTCTTTACTAGACTTGTCTGCTCTACTTCCAGAGAGAACTGCCACTCCTCCTTTATCGTGTTTGGATTTTATTCTGCTAAGACTACTCTCAGATACCTGAGAACATTCTAACATAAAATTTGAAAATGTCTTCATGCTACTAGTGAAACAAATTCTCCTAACACCTTTTTATTTAGCTTCTTAGTCTTTAGTGACTTAACAAATGCATTCTTAATCTGCCCTTTTGTTGCACCTTCCTTAACTTCAAACTCAGTATCATCTGCAAGAGCACTAGAAGAAAGACCAAAGTATGCATCATAACCACTGCTAGTGATAGTAAATGTCTTTAGTTTTCTCCAGTCCTTCATGCACTTTTCATAATCAGCAGGACTATCACAATATCTTCTTAGGATATTGCTACCCTCTCTTGGATTAAGAACTCTAATACCTATGAAACTAGTAGAGGGAAACTTATCTTGTAAGTTTTTAATAAGGGCATCAGTGAATTGCCACCAAGAGTAACCAAACTTATAAATTCTACCCAAAGATCTATCTCTTAGAAAACAATGACCAGGATTGATACCCTTCACTCCCATCTTCCATTCATCTGAATTAAAATAATCTTTATGTAGAACATGATAAGGCATGGAATTTGCTTCACCATCAGTAAGTATAACACATTGCACTTTCTCTACATTATTGTCTTTCTGAAACTTAGGAAGAATCTTATGAAGACACATGAGCGATTCATTCAATGGTGTTCCTGATAAACATAATCTAGTAGGATAACTATATCTACTACCATAGTAATTAGAAAATACACTAGCAATCCTCCATATATTCTTTAATTGATGTTCCAATTCATTAGTTCTCACTCCACTTGTAAGGAGATTCATTAATGAAAAATCTTCTTCAACTCTAAAGTTATATTCTTGTGGTTCATATGCTAACTCATTATCAGTTGGATTCCACTGACCAGTAGCATCTTGCTCTCTCCTCTTCCACTCATTAGTGAAAGCATATACATCAAATGGAATAGATACTTTCTTACAGAACCATATGAGATTGTAAAGTTGCTTGACAGTATCAAGCATCTCTCTGGACATAGAACCAGACCAATCAAGAATAAAGACTAAACCATGATTCTTACCATCAGGTAAAACTGTTATCTTCTTGAATAGATCCTCATTGAATTTGTATGTATGAAGTCTAGCAGTATCCAATACACCAGTTCTACTAGTAGCAGCTCTGGAATAAGCACTGGCAGCTTTCTTACACTCAAACTCTTTTACAAGATATGATACTTCCTTCTGAGCATCTCTTTTAAATTGATTATACTTTGAATCTACCTCTTCAAATAAATTTAATTCTATAGGTCTATCTGTATGCTCCTTAATAAAATCATGCTGCTGTTGCCATGACCTATCAATTTCTTTATGAACGTCTTCATTAGTAGCAATGATCTTATCTAAATCTAAATCAGGAATTTCAAGATAAACATTCTCTACAGAATTCTCTCTTACTAAATCTTGAAGATGACTCTCTAAAGACTCAGCAGTTTGAACTTCTGGTTCTTTTTCATCCTTTACTTCTGGTGGTGCAGGTTGAGCATCAGGAGTTTCATCATCAACTTCTTGCCCATCAACTTCTTCAGTCTCTAGGTCTGATGAATTGTCAGGGACTTCCATCTCACCATCTCCAGCATCTTCTGCTTTCCTCTGGGTTTGTTGATCATTTACTTCACCTTTACAATACTCATATAAAACTTTTGCTGCTTCCTTTACTTCTTTGAAAGTTTCACACTTCCCAATCATCTCAACAATCTTAATCTCATTATCTGTAAAATCAACATCAAGGAACGCACCCACCTTATAGTATAGATTAACCCTATCAGCAAGATTAAGATCATCAATATTTTCATCCTTTACCTCAAAGAAATCCTTCTCATGCAACTCATGATATCCTCTATAGAAAGTTTTGGCAATACCAAGATACTTTCTTTTCATCAACTTCTCTATTCTTACATCTTCTACTACATTCAAAAACTGTGCAGGAACTTCTACACCCATCTCTTCATCAGGTGTAAAGAGTGCATGTCCTACCTCATGTCCAACCAACATATCATACACAGTGCTACTTGCTTTCTCCCACAGTGGTAGAAGCAACTCTCTTGTATGCACATTGAACTGTGCTGTAGGCACATTCTTATGCTCTACTACTAGATCCTCAGTAGCAAGCAGTTTTGCTAGTTGTGACTTGATTTCTTGCTGAACTGCCATGTAACTTTTCTTGTGATATACCTATGATACTAAAAAACCCACCTTTTGGGTGGGTGAGTAGACGCTTTATCAACTGTCCACGTTTTTTCCTTGCTTGACGCAATGCCTGTGGTTTCAGTGTTCTCTTCTTTTCTTTCTTAGAATGATGTTGCCAGTTAGGAGTTCTCATAACTCTTGAGATGATCCACAATATTTATTGTAGGATACCACCCCATCTCAGTCAACTCTCTTGTGTCAGCACACAAACTGTCTGGTTCACCTGGTGTATCCTCCTTGATAGGTAGATCCTTATCCATTGCCTTTGCTATATCCATAACAGGAATAGACTCACCATATCCTATATCTAAATGTCCTGTAAATGAAGCAGGAATCAATGTAAGGATTGCTGTTGCAATATCATGCACATGGATATAATCTCTTTTATGTTTGGTAATGTATCTAGCAGTGTCCTCCTGCAGCATCCTATAAAGCATATCAGATCTACTTCCCTGCTCTGCCCATACATTAAAAAATCTCATACCCACACTATTAGGTGGTGCTTGTATCTCATTAACCTTTTTAGTGATAGCATAAGGATTCTGCCACCACCCATGAGCACCAGCAGAACTGGCATAGAGCAACCTGATATTATTCTCTTTACAATAATCAAAGATAGGTTGTGACTTAACTACATTGTTCTCCCAAAAAACATCAGGATTTAAAAAACTCCCTCTAAGATTTGCAAATGCAGCAAGATGAATTACTACATCATATATCTTATCAGTTTTAAAATCTCCTATGTCATCAGGAAAATCTATGCCATCCAGTTCTACATCCACCCCAGAGTTTTTGATGTGATTCCATAGGTAACTTCCTATGAATCCTTTATGTCCTGTAATTAATATTTTCATGACCAAATATTTTTTTGAACCCTATCTCCAATTTCTGGATGTAATAGTATAGCATTTTTTAATTTATCAAAATCATACTGCAATTTATTTAATCTATTTTTTAAATCTCTTAACTCTTGCATTTGTCCTTCATTCATAATGCTAACCTACTAAATCCTTTTATCTTTTCAAATTTTAGCACATTATCAAACCTATCGTCCATACCTGTTTTGTGTGATATCACAAATATGTTAGCATCCTTTATTACAAAACGAATAATCTTAAGAAATTCTTCTGTTCCTATGCCATCAAGAGAACTATCAAATACCTCATCCATGATTAAAAGATTTGTATTGACAGAATTTTTATATCTTGCTACCTCCCTCCAAGTAAAGAGTAAAGCAAGATCAATTCTCATCTTTTCTCCTTCAGAAAAAGATGCATAAGAAAAATTGTCATGTATAGGAGATTGAACAGTTTCATTAAACTCTTCATCCAAAGTAAAATTAATATAGAAATCCATCATCTGCAGATATCTATTGACCTGCTGATTAATTAATGGAAGATACTTCTTTATTATCTTAGACTTAACACCACCATCCTTGAGAAGACTATATGAAAAATCAAAATAATTAATAGAGTCTTTTTGTACAGCTAAGTCTTCATAAGTTTTTCCTAAATTTTCTTTGAAAGATTCTAACTTCTCATGCTCAGTATTTCTATTTGCAAGTTGTTTGGTAAGTTCCTGAACTTCTGATTCCAGATCTCTGATTTGTCTTTGACACCCAGAGATATGAGTATTATTCTTAGAAATGCCATGCGTGAGTGAATTAATCTCCTTTGATATTTTTGTGAAGTGATGCTCTCTCTCCTCCTCTTTTTTAATTGCCTCCTCCAGTTCTTTGTAACCAGATTGCAACTCCTTTATCTTATCTTGAGCATCACTAATGTTATTTAACCTAAACTCTTCTTCTATATCCTGCTTACAAGTAGGGCAAACAGTATTATCTTCAAAGAACTTAGTCTTCTTTGTAATTGTTGATACTTTATTAGATAGAGTTCCCTTTATAGTTCCTAGTTTACGTAATTTTTCTGTAGCACCTGTTACCTTTTCTTGTTCTTTAGTGAGTCCATATACTTGATCATTAGAGTGTTCATTCTTTAACATCAATGCACATATTTCATCTCCCAACTCTCTACTTTTCTTTCTCTTATCTTCTATATCATCATTCCCTCTCTTTTCAATTTTCTCCATAAAATCAGTCTGCATCTTAACTTTTTCATTAAGAGATTCTTTCTTAAGATCTAAAGTTCTAATCTCATCTTTAAGTCCACGCATCTTATCCTTAATCAAATGATTCATAGATGAGAATATTTTAATATCTAAAAGATCTTCTATTACTTCTCTTCTATTTGTAGCACTCAATTGCATGAAAGGAACAAAACTACTGCTACCTAGAATTACAATCTGAGTAAAAGATTTGTAATTCATTTTTATTACATTTTGTTCTAACCACTTTTGTTGATCATTAGCAGATGCAAATTGATCCAAACATACATCATTTCTATGAATCTCAAATATGGATGGTTTTATACCTCTTACTACTTTCCATTTAGTTTCTGCAATGGAGAATTCTACTTCTACTCTACAATCTTTTTCATTTACTGTATTGATAAGTTGTGCTTTACTAATTTTCCTAAATGGTTTATTAAATAAACTAAAAGTCAAAGCATCTAGCACAGTGCTTTTTCCAGCACCATTTGAACCAATAATCAGTGTTGTTGATTTACCATCTAATTCAACCTCAGTATATTGATTCCCAGTAGAAAGAAAATTTTTCCAACATATTTTTTCAAATAATATCATCTTCTATAGGGGGAATAACAATGTCATTTTTAGTAATTACAGAGTACCTGTAATCATGCATTTCGCATGTTTTAATTACAACCTTTCCATCAACTTCAATCACATGCATTTCTGGATAATCTTGATCTTCTAGTAAAAGAGCATAACGAATAGCATCATCTTCATCTTCAAAAAGGTAGAGAACTTGCTCTCCATCATCAGCAGTTACAGAATATGCTCCTTCAGTTTCTTTTCCTTCAACTGTAAGAATAAACATTAGACTAACTCACATGCTTCCTGATAGACTTCTTGTATCAATTTTTGCACTCTTGATCTATCAAGATCTATTTCTGCTTCTTCAATATATCTATTGAGAATAGAAAGTGTATCTTCAGATTCAAATGCTTCAAACTCTGCTGCATCATGCAAAGCAAAGTTCTCCACTATTTTAAGTTCTGCTACATTAGCATTATACACCTTATCAATAAATTTTTCAAATTGTACTTGATCATTTTTATGTCTGACAACTATCTTTACTATCTTATTTTCTAACTCTCTTGCATCAAATAATTGATGATCATTATCATTGTAATATATTATATGATGTAGTCTGTATGGATTATTAATTGGAGTGTGTTCTAATGTCTCAGTGTCAAATAAATGAAATCCTCTATTAGGATCATTCACATCATTCCAAAACATCTCATAGGGATTACCTAAGTAGTAAATGTTATCTTGATTTGATCTACAATGATAATGTCCAGAGAATGTTTTTTTAAATTTCTTAAATATATCCCACTCCATTCCATGTTCCATCATATGACCTGGTGTAGCCCTGAATCCATTTAACTCAAGGTGTCCCATGCACACAGGAGATCTTGACTTTTTAATAAGTGCTTCACTCATCTCTCTATTATCACTATTGATCCAAGGAACAAGAGTAATATTACAATCACCTACCATTATAGATGATACTTCAGAGTATACTTTAATATTATCATACTCACGTAGCAATAGATCAACAGCATTTACATCATTAGTATTTTTATAATATGCTGTATGATTACCCACTATTGTGTAGACAGTGATGCCCATCTCTTTCAACTTATCAAAATAATTATTTTTTGCCCACTGCAATGCAGCAAAATCTATTCCCTTTCTACTGTCAAAGGTATCACCCATATCAATAACTGTATTGATACCTTCAGATTCTAATACTGGAAAGAAAACATTTTGATAAAACTTTAGGAAATAGTCATGAAAAAGTTTTGAATTTTTTCTACACCCAAAGTGCTGGTCTGTAATTATTGCTACCTTCATTAATTACGTAATTTAGAATGGACAGCATCTTTGATTTGATTATAATCACTATAGTTAGAATCGTCAAGAGTGTCTCTCTCAAAGACTTGCTCATATCCTGTTTTCTCCAATATCTTATTCTTGATCTCTAATTGTTTCTTCTCTTTTTGTATTCTACGTAAGAATGCATAGTGAATGATTTGTGTGAAATAAGCAAATGGGTTCTGAGACTTTTCAGGATTGAAGTTATGTATGTATTGTACACAATTTTCAATTCCATCTGATATCATATCTTCCTTAAACATGTAATTAACAAAGTTTGGTTTGAAAGATAAGTGAGTAGCAATCTTCAGAAAACACTCTCCTATGTATCTTGGAATACGTGGTTTCTCTTTACCCTGAATTTCTGCAATCTCAATATCTTCTCTAAGTTTAATTAGTGCTGCAAGAAACTCTTTATTATTGACGTAGTGTTCAGATCTTTTTCTTCTACCCATGATTCTTGCAGGAGTCATATCTTTACTATCTATTATGTAGTTATTATAGCATTCAACACAATACTTGACAAGTACCTATATTACATGTAGACTAACTCTGTCAGGGTTAAAGGGGTTGGTTTAGCTATTATCATAAAGCTTCTCTAAAGACTTCTTTGCCTCCTTAATAGTAGATATATATCCCATCTTTCTGTTTAGTTTCTTTTCATGATTATAATAAGTATCTTGTTGTTTAACAAACGTTTCATGCATGGATATAATTTCTAGATCATTAGATTCATTCATGGTAAGCACATCATCTAAGTTAACTATAAAAAGATCATCTTTAGTTGTTTTTAACCAAGGTTCTATTTTATATGCATGCATGCCACGTGACTTAACTTTTTCAATAGTAACAGGACATTCTAGAAGAAGGAGCGTTCTATCATCCTCTTCAGTGTATCCCACTCTAGCAAATATCTCTTCACCAGATTTAAATTTTACAGTAGCATAAAAGTCTTCTTCTATCATTTTTTGATTTGAATAGTGATTATTTCATAGTTAAAATTTTCTTCATTATAAATTTTGATTCTTTCTATGAGATGATTTAAAGTATAATTTTTATTTGAATTGTAAGTACAATCATCTCCAATGTCATACAATATTGCTTTTACTTTGTCTTTTCCTTTTCTAAGGACTCTACCAATTGACTGGAGATTTCTAACTCTGGACTTGGATGGACTTGCGAAGATGACATTGTGTAATCTTTTGATGTTAATGCCAGTACTGAAAGTGCCATAACTGGCAACAATAATTGCATTGTTCTCATTTTCTGTTATCTCCCTGATTAGTTCTCTTTGTTCAGCATCTACACCACCATGTACAAAGAAAATTTTACGATTATTTTGTTTGCTATTATTTATCTTATCATAAAGTATTGCTCCATGAGTTTGAACTCTACTGTATAGAATAAGAGTATTACCTTTTAGATCTAATGCAAGATTAGTTATAAATTTATTTCTTTGTTCATGTGATATCAGATACTCTATTTCATCATGATACGTCTCAAACTTCTTAGGTGGATGCTTAAGGACCAGACACTGAATATCTAACTGAGATAGGTGTCCTTGTTGCATTAATTCTTCTGTTCTAGTTACCTTGTATGATGGTCCAAACAATCCCTCTAAGACCCATTTATGAGTCTGTGTGCCATCTAATGTGCCAGTAAAACCAAATCTATACTTGGTATGATGTAACTTGGTCATTATATTTACTAATGACTTACTCTTAAAAAGATGAGCTTCATCACCTATGATGACATTATACTCTTCAAAGAATGATTTCTCTAATTTATATACTGACTGCCAAGTAGTTATAGTTACTTCATTAGTATTGGTTATCTCTCTACCAGCATATATTCTATGACAATGATTTTTAACATCCCATCCATAGTCTTTAAAATCTTTATACATCTGTTCTACCAATGAGGTGGTAGGAACTACTAAAAGAATCTTCTGACCTTTATCCACATAATATCTCACTAATGAATAGATCATTAAGGATTTGCCTGATGCAGTAGGACTGACTAGTAATCTTCTATTGTGTTTTAAACAATCACAGATACCCTCAATTTGATATTCTCTTGGTTTGAATTTTGTAATTGATTTGATGTAGTCTTTTACACCTTCCCTAGATATAGATGAGTTAATTTCAAATGGAGGACCATAGTATTCATTATCTAAAAACTTATAACTATATCCTTGCCTATCACAAAAAGATATTATCTTATCTAACAATCCCACATATATTTTTTTAGATCTTAAATCAAATAAATGTATTTCTCCATTCCAATTTTTATTACGATATTGAGGCATGAACTTAGCACCCTCTACCTCAAAGGTAAAATGATCCCTTAACTCATATTCAATATGAGGTTCTGCTTTTACCTGTAAAAATACTTCATTAGATTTTTGTATTATAACGTTTGTCACTTTTACCCATCATGCTATGGGTATTTATCAACCTAATCCAGCATTGAATCTCATAAACTCTATAGCATTCTTTATCTGATATGTCCTATTCTGAATTACTTTTAAAATGCTTTCAATGTAAACAAGCATGGTATCATAATAATCAATCTTCAAATTTGAATTGGAAAGTTTCTCATCAGCATCCATATACTTCTGCATTGTATCCTTATCCCTTATCTTCTTTGGAAAAGGATTCTCTATGTACACCTCAGGATCTGCCTTGCCAGAAAAATATTCATAACGTTCATGGCGAATATTTTTACGCTGTTGTTCTGCTTTCTTTCTTAAAAGAAATATAGTATTATATAATTCAAAATACTTTGCATGTAGAGAGGGAATATTTAATGACTCTTCATGTAGATTATCTCTGTCTATCTTTGAATCTTTCTCCCACATCTCTTGAATAGATTCAAGATCAATACTCATAAAATGTTATCGTTTA